TTAATGATGAATTTAGTTATGTTTGGATATTTTGCTTCAACACAATATTTTGGAGATATGACAGATATTAATCTAAAACAAATGCTGTTTGATCAACAAATGAAACAAATTGAAGATGATATGATTCCATTCGGTTTTATTGATGATGGTAATGATTATATTGAAGTATTAGAAAAAGGTGAGGATAATTGGCAAATTAAAGAATATGACCCGATGAGATCAACTACAGATGGAGTATTCGATAAAGTTGAAGATTGGTAATATTATAAATAATGATAAGTTGACTAATCGTATTATGGAACCATATAATTTTTAATAGGGAAGATAAAAAATGGCACTTTCAACACCGTCTGCATCCCCAGCGGTAGTCGTCAAAGAAATAGATCTGACTGGTGGCGTTCCAAACGTACAGTCAACTACAGGCGCAATCGTAGGGAACTTTCGTTGGGGTCCAGTAGAGCAAAGAGTATTAGTAGACACAGAGGCTTCTCTTGTCAATACTTTTGCAACTCCGGATACCACAACGACAATCGATTTTCATTCGGCATCTTATTTCCTTCGGTACTCTGGATCACTTCAAGTAGTACGGTCGGCTGATAGCGATGCCCGAAACGCTGTTTCAATTATTGGCCAGACTGCTGCAGATTCTGCTGGAAGTCTTGGTGGAATTACTGTAAATAACGAAACAGACTTTAACTCACAAATTTCAAGTCTTAACGCAGCAAGTCAAACATTTATTGCTAAATATCCTGGAGCACTAGGAAACGGAATTAAAGTTTCTGTCTGTCCTCCAAGCTCAGCAGCGTTTACTGCATGGGATTATGCACCATCATTTGATTTTGCTCCGTCCACATCAGACTTTGCTACCGCTATCGGTGCAACAAATGACGAAGTTCATATTGCTATTATCGATAGTGATGGTGAATTTTCTGGAACAAGAGGTACAGTACTAGAAACATATCCTTTTGTATCAGTAGCCAGTAATGCAAAGAATAATGACGGCACTACAAACTATGCAGTAGATGTCATTAATGCGCGTTCAGATTACATTAAAATGATTGATTTTGATGCTGTATATTCAGCAGCTAATGCCGGTACAGCTGCAGCAAATAGTACTGCCTATAACAGCGGTATTGTAACTGCAACTGATTATGCCTTTGCAAACGGAGTTAACTCCGGAACCTTTGGCACAGCAGAATATCTTAAAGGATATGATTTGTTTGAAGATAAGGATCAAGTAGAAATCGACTTCTTGATTTCTCCTTCAATGGCAAGTCAAGAAGCACAAGCAACAATCGTGAATGACTTAACTGCTACAGCACAATCACTTCGTAAGGATTGTGTGGTTACTGCAAGTCCAAATAGAAATGCTGTTGTAAATATTACAAATGCAAATACTATTGTAACTAATACAGTTACAACGGTAAATACGTTTACTAACTCATCATATTTGGTAGTTGATAACAACTTCCTTAAAATTTATGATAAGTATAACGATCAGTATATCCAAATTCCAGCTGCTTCTTCTACTGCAGGTATTATGGCAGCAACTGACCTTAATCGGGCTCCATGGTTCTCACCAGCAGGTTCACGTCGCGGTCAGTATCTTGGAATTACTGCAATTGCATATTCGCCGACTAAAATTCAAAGAGATACACTCTATAAAGCAGGAATTAACCCAGTTGCAAATATTCCTGGTCAAGGTGTTCTACTATTCGGCGATAAAACAAAGCTAAATAGACCTTCAGCTTTTGATAGAATTAACGTTCGTAGACTGTTCCTTATTCTAGAAAGAGCAATTGGTAAAGCAGCTGAGCAAGTAATGTTCGAGTTTAACGATGAGTTTACTCGTGCAGAATTTGTAAATATTGTTGAGCCAGTTCTCAGAGAAGTAAAAGGTCGCCGTGGTATTACAGACTTCCGTGTTATTGCAGACGCAACTAATAACACAGCGGAAGTTGTCGACCGCAACGAGTTCATTGCAAACATCTTCATCAAGCCAGCCCGTTCAATCAACTACGTAACACTTAACTTCGTAGCTGTAAGATCTGGTGTTGACTTCGAAGAAGTTGTTGGCACAGTTTAAGGAGGTAATGTAAAATGGCTGTTCTCGGTGTAGATGACTTTAAGTCAAAACTGAGAGGTGGCGGTGCTCGTCCTAACCTCTTTAAAGTAACAATTAACTATCCTGGCTTTGCAGATGGAGATGCAGAACTTACTTCGTTCTTGTGTGAAACTGCTTCATTGCCTGGATCAACATTCGGTATTATTCCTGTACCATTTAGAGGACGTGTTCTCAAAATTGCAGGTGATAGAACATTTGCCGAATGGTCCACAACTATTATCAACGATACTGATTTTGCTATCCGCGATGCAATTGAGCGTTGGATGAATGGCATTAATGCTCATTCTGCTAACACTGGTCTATCTGCTCCAATTTCATATGAAGCAGATCTTCTAGTACAACAATTGGATCGTAATGGAGATGTTTTGAAGACATACACCTTCCGTGGTGCATATCCTCAAGATCTATCAGAAATTGCAGTATCATATTCTGATACTGATAATATTGAAAGATTCACATGTGTCTGGGCTTATCAGTACTTTGAGACTAATACTACTAGCTAAATATATAATAGGAGCCAGTCTTTTGGCTGGCTCCTTTCTCTAGCTTAGGAATTTAAAATGGCAGATGATAAAGGTTTAACCCTATTTGGTTTTGAAATTAAGAAAGCCAAAAGGAAGGAAGAAGAAAAAGCTCCTTCTATTGTTCCGCCACGTGATGATGAAGGTGGTAGTTATGCCACTGCATCTGGCTCACATTATGGCCAGTATCTTAATCTTGGTGATGACGATTCGAAAGACAACTATCAACTCATAATGAAATATCGTGGTAATGCAATGCATCCAGAAGTTGATGCAGCAATCGAAGATATTGTAAATGAGGCAATTACTGGATCACAGCTAGAACAGACTCTTGATATTAATCTAGAAGATGTTCAGGCTCCAGATAGAATCAAAAAAGTAATTAAAGAAGAATTTGATGAAATCTATGGCATGCTCAATTTTAAAGAGTTGGGTCATGATATCTTTAGACGTTGGTATGTCGATGGTCGTATGTATCACCATCTTGTACTTAATGAAGCAAATCCAAAAGAAGGTATTGTTGAAATTAGACCTATTGATGCTGCAAAAATGCGCAAGGTCAAAAAGGTAAAGAAGAAAAAAGATTCAGCAACAAATGCTGAAATCATTGAAAGTACAGAAGAGTTTTTTGTATTTCAAGAAAAACCGGGTCAATCCACTAACGGCGTCAAGATGACAACTGACTCAGTAAGTTATGTTACATCTGGACTACTTTCAGAAGACCGTAAAAAGATTATTTCATTCTTACATAAAGCACTCAAGCCAATTAATCAGTTGCGTATGATGGAAGATGCATTGGTTATCTATAGATTGGCACGTGCGCCAGAACGTCGAATGTTCTATATTGATGTAGGCAACTTGCCTCGCGGTAAAGCCGAACAATATATGAAAGACATTATGGCCAAGTATCGTAATAAACTTGTCTATGATGCTAAGACCGGTGAAATTAGAGACGATCGCAAGCATATGTCTATGCTTGAAGATTTTTGGTTGCCTCGGCGCGAAGGTGGTAGAGGCACAGAAATTCAAACTCTGCCTGGTGGTGAAAATCTAGGACAAATTGAAGATGTTATCTTTTTCCAAAAGAAAGTATATCGCTCTTTAAATGTTCCTATTGCACGTTTAGAACAAGAAAATCAATTTAGTCTTGGTAGATCTACTGAGGTCAATAGAGATGAACTAAAATTCCAAAAGTTTATCGATAGACTTCGTATGAGATTTGCACATCTTTTCTATGGAATTTTGAAAAAGCAGCTGATATTAAAAGGCATTTGTACAGAAGAGGATTGGGAAGATTGGAAGAATGATATTACTGTTGACTTTGTAAAAGACAATCATTTTACAGAGTTGCGTGATATTGAAATTCTTCGTGAAAGAATCCAAACTTTGGATCAAGTACAAAACTATGTCGGTGAATACTATTCAAAAGAATGGGTACAAAAGAATGTTCTCATGCTTTCTGACGAAGATATTGAAAAAATGAAAAAAGAAATAGATGGTGAAGAAGCTGAAGCACCTAATGAAGAAGAACCGCCAGTTCCGGAAGAAACTCCACAAGAACCGGCAGGCAGTCAAAAACATAGTATTGATATTAATGTAAAAGGAAATAACTAATGAGTGAAGAAGTTGAAGTAATGGATCAGGAACTGCCATCTCCGGAGATTCAGAATATGGTCCAACATGCAATGGACCAAGAATACACCAAGGCTAATGACATTTTTAAAGATGTCATGACAATTAAATTAAATGATTTGCTTGACCAGGAAGAAGTGAGAATAGCAGATCAAATGTTTAATGGAGTCGAAGATGAAGATTTTGAAGATGACGACGAACAACTCGAACTTGACCTTGAAGCAGAGAGCGAGTCTGAATCGGAAGAATCGGATGATGAAGAAGAATACGAAGAGTCGGATAATGAAGAAGAGTTAGAAAATTAAATTTTCTTTTAAGTATAAAATAATAAAATTATAAATAATAGTACGATTATGAAACAGTTTTCTCAATTGCGTGAACTCACAGGAAGAAAACCAGAAGGCCAATT